TCAGGCGGGCAACCTCCCCGCCGCCTGCAATGCCATGGCGCAGGCCTTGCAGTAGCACGGCGCCGAACGGTCGATCCGGCCGTCGGCGTCCTGGTCGGGCAGCCGCCAACCCATCTTGCGCAGGATGGTGAGCAGCCCTGCCTCGGTCGGCGTCGTGATCGCCGACGTGATGCAGGTCGTGCCGAGCGATGGGCCGTCGCAGGCGATCGTGAACGTGGTGACGGTCTTCTCGGTCAGCATGGGTCAGGCGTTCTGCGTCTTGTCGTGCTCGGTCTTCGCGCTCTGGCGAAGGGTTTCGAGCTCTTCGGCGGTGATCGTGGTCTTGCCGCCCTCGAGCATTTCCTTGAGCGCGTTGAACGCGCGAATGGCATCCGGAGCGCCGGCCACGACGCCCTGAACGATTGCGATGATCGCTGCGATCGGCATGGTCAGCAAACTCCCTTTCCGGTGAGCGCGTTGGTCAGGTTCATCGTGGCGGCATCGAAGAGCGCCTTGATGTTGGTGAAGGCATCCTCGATCGGCTTGCGGTCGGGCGCGCCGGCATTGAGCCAATCCTGCGCGGTCAGGTTCAGCTGATCCTGGTAGTTGAACGCGACGGTATCGGCCGCCTTGATGCAGGCCTCGGTCTTCTCGCCGAACAGATCGGCCTTGAGCACGACCTGCGCGCCCTTGGTCGCCGCGGTATAGGTCAGCGTCGCGGTCTTCGCCTGCTGCGCAAGATCGGGTCCGCCGTTGCTCCCGCACGCCGCCAGCAGCAGGAGCAATGCTCCCGCCGCCAAGACCTTGAAGTCTCGGATCATGATGGTGTTCTCCTTTGGGGATGCGGCAGGCCTATCCTGCCGCGGTTTGATGGTTAGGCGCCGGCTTTGTCCGCCGCCTTCGTCGCGTCGATCGCGTCAGCCTTGAGCTGCACGACCGGGTCCGATCTCGTTGCCGAAACGACCGCCGCGGCCTGGTTGCTGTTGACGCGGTTTGGAATGAGCCAAACAGCACCCGCGGTGATCGCGCCGACCAGCACGGTCAGCAGCTCCGGATCGACCGGAAGCGTGAAGCCGTATTTCTGGTTCAGCCACGCGATCAGCGGGATGAGCAGGGCGACGATCGCTTTGTTGAGCGACGTACCGAGGACTGGGCTCGTCGGATCCATGGTTTACGCCTCCTGCCAGGTGCCCGGGCCCGTGCCCTGGCTGGCCTCGACCGGAGCGCCGGCACCGGATCCGCGATCGAGCGGAACGAGGATGTCCGCCGCGGCGCCCTCGCCGCTCTCCGCGGCCGGGCTGAGCAGGATGGCGTCCATCACGTTGCCGTCCTGGTCGGTGTACTTCACAAAGCGCGCCATGGTGGTGGCTCCTTTCAGTTGATGTTGCGGTAGAACAGATGCTTGCCCATCTGCCCGACGGGCTCCTTGCCGATCGCCCAGTGCGGGCGGATCGAAGCGGTGTGGTAGTGTGTGCAGCCCACGAGCCAGGCCGGTCCCTCGCCGCGCTCGGCAGCTTGTGCAGCCCGGATGCAGTTCTGCATCGCCGGTTTCTCGGCCGACACTGCGAGCAGCTTTTCGCGGTTTGTATCGGACGGATTCCAGCAGCTGAACTGCCATGGCTTCTGGCACGTCTCGGCGATGGTCTTGCCGGCGAACCACTTGCCGGACTCCCAGCGGTTAATGATCACGCGTCCGACTGCGATCTTCCCCTCGGCCGGTTCCCCGCGGGCCTCGCCGTAGATGGTGCGCGCCAATACGTCGAGATCATGAGCGTTCATTGCTTCACCCGATGTGCAGAAATTTCTTGAGCGCGCCGATCGCATCCGGCACCAGCACGGACAAGGCACTGAGTCCAACCGCGCCTAGAACGGCGCCGACCGTGCCATAGGCGATCTTCTTGCCGCGGCTTTCAGCCGCTTTGATCTTGCCGCCGTTCTCGATCGCTGTGACCCGAGCGCCCAGGGACTGCACGTCCTCGATCAGCTTCGCGCCCTCTTTCTTCGTCCACTCATCCGCGGCAGCCGCCATCCCGAACGTGCGGGAGGCCTTCTCCTTGATCTCGTCGAACTCTTTCTTGTTCTCGGCGTGCAGCTGGTTCTGATGCTCGGTGATCTCGGCCTTGTCGCGTTCGCGGGCCTCGATCGCCAGGCGCTTGTTGATCTCGGCTTGCTGGTCGCGGACGATCGAGACCTCGTCCTGCCGCCGGAGCAGATCCTTGACCTCTCGGAAGCCGCCCTGCAGCTCGCCGACCAGCCGGCTCAGTTCGGCGAAGAGCCGGTTCGCCTCATCGGCCATGAGAACAAGATCCGTCATCAGGCACCTGCGCGGTCATGGCAGTTCCTTCCAGGGCAAGCATGTTCTGGCGAGAGGCTCAGGTTCGTGCAGAGGTCCGTCCGGCAATGGCGCGATTGACGGCGGCGATCAGGTCTTGCGATCGGAACGGCTTTGCGATCGTGGCCACGGCGCCGAGCCGCTCGGCAAAGCCGAGATGGTCATCGCTGTGGAAGCTCTTGGCGCCGCCGGATATCGCGATGATCGGCGCATCGATCCGGTACCGCCGCAGCGCCATGATGAGCTCATAGCCGTCGCCGCCCGGCATGTAGATGTCCGTGATGATGAGATCCGGCGCCGCGATGTTCACCTTGCCGATCGCATCGACCAGGGTTGCCGCCGTCTCGACGTCGAAGCCGGCCGGCTCCAGGATCGCCCGCAGCGTCGCCAGCATGTCGGGGTCGTCGTCGATCGCGAGGATGGTGGGGCGGATGGTCATGGGCTAAGCCATCCTATTGAACGGAAACGCGTATTCTTGGTAAACGCTCGGTACGGTTGCTGAAGACCGCCAATCCCGGTAAGCTTGCGGCCATGCCCGACCTATCCAGCCTGTCCCAGTTCGACGTCATCGTGCTCGCAGCCTGCGCTGCGCTGATCACGCTGTTCTGGAATCTCATGGGCCGATGGCTGCTGAAGCACGACGCCGAGTACACCGCGCTCTCCGATGAGGAGAAGAAGCAGCGGGAGGCGGATGACGCATGGTGAAATTTTTCTATTCCAAGGGGTCGAGCGGCGCGCCCTACTTCACGACGTTCAACTATGGACGGATAAAGCTTGTCGGTTCCAGCCGCGTTGACAACTGCGGCCATATGGTGACGCGCTATGGCTCGACCGAGGAGCGCGCCGCATGTAAGGCCGACCACCTCAACCGCGGGTATCACCTTCTCCACGAAGACGAAACATCCGTGACGCTTTACATCTCCGAGCCCATCAAGGAAGGATCGTCCCGCCGTTGATCGCGTTGCAGCACGCCTTGATCGCCGCATGCAGCGTGGCAATTTCGCCGCTGGTCAGCGCCGCACCGAGATAGGCCGCACTCACCGTGTCCGAGCTGCCGGCGCCCAGCGCGCTGAGGATGGTGAACGGTGCCGCGACCGTCGCCGAAGAGACCGAGGCATTGCTGCCGATCGAGGCACCGTCCTTGAACATCTCCATAGCATTCGAGGTGGTCCGGTTGAGATGCGTGATGCCGAGACCGGACGCCACGGTCACCGCGATATCGGTTCCAGCCGCGTTGATCCGGCCCCGCGCCTGGCCCGAGGTCCTGACCGAGACCCGGCTCGATCCCGACGTTCCGGTCGTGCCCATGTCGAGCGCGCCGGGGTTGGCACCCGTGCCGATCGCCGAGACCGCCACGCCATAGCAGGCGTTGTCCTGCTGAAAATGCGTCAGCGCATTCGCGTTCGTGATCATCGCGAGCCGGGAGCCGGTGCCGGACCCGGTGAAGCCGAGGTTCGGCGTGAAGGCTGGTGAGCCGATCTGATCGAGCGTGTCAGGCCCGAACGGATTGACCAGATTGATACAAGCGCCCTGCGCGGTCGGGGCGCTCAGAATGTAGAGCGCATCCAGCTTGTGCCACGACTTGTTCTGCACCAGCGCGTAGATCAGCGTATAGATCGCATCCAGTTCGGTCGCGGTCGGCCGGTCCGGGCGCGCGGCGCGGTACTGGGCCGCAAAGATCGATGCCCGTGTCTCATAGGCCGGCGGGACGTTGCCGGTCGCGCCCTCCGGATGCAGCAGGTCGCCCGAAGCGTATCCAGCTTTCCATTTGAAGTCGTTTCCAGCCAGCCGAACCGAAGCGACGGGATTGATCGCATCGAGCAGCCCGCCGAGCAGCGACCGCCGCAACTGATTCTGCAAGTCGATGTTGCCGCCGGGTCCACCGAACGCCGAGACGTAGGTCTGATCCGAGCCGTCCGCCAGCACATTGGCCCCGGCGGTGCGCGGCGTGAGCAACATGCCGATCGTGCGCATGCCGTAGAGCCGCGCAAGCCGTGCAGTCGCAACGAAATCGTTGCTGAGCACATTGACCGGCACGTTGGCATTGAGATCGTTAATGCCGAGTTCGATATGGCAAATATTGTGGAACTGCATCCCATAAAGCGCGAGCTGCCGCGCATCACCGGCGCCGTACGTGGTGTGCAAATTGGCGCCCGTCGTGGAGGCACGGGACATGGAGAGGACATTCTCAGGCGTCGCGCCGTCGGTCGGTTCAGCGCTCGCGGCCCTACCCCAGAACGTAGTCCCGGTCGCGATCGGGATCGCCGCCTTCGCGGTTGGCGTATCGGTATCCCGCCCGTCCGTGTTGATGCTGTTCGCGATCGTGATGACCGAAATGAAGGTCTTCGGATCGCGCGGCCGGCCGATGATATAGGACGGGCCGACGCACGCTTCGCCGGCGACCTGGGCCGTCGCACCGGTCGGCGCGCTGAGCGGCCCGGTGCCATAGACCTGGTCGATCTCGTTCGCAACCGCATAAGTGAACGACTGGCTTGCCGCCGTCATCCGGCCCCAGATCGCCGGGCAGAGCTGGCTTGAGAACTGATGTTGGATCGCGCAGCGGATCCAGAGAAACCCATCGACGGAAGGGTCGAACGGCAGCGCGGTGAGGTCGGTCGCGAGACAGAAGTCGCCAGGGGACATCGTGCGGCCCGCGTTCCCGGCAAAGAGCGTCGGCACCGAGACCGATTCGTCGTAGCGCTCGAACGCCGCCTTGCGAATCGTCCGGATTCCGCTGCCCGGCGCTGTGACCAGATTGCTCGATGTGATCCGGAAATTATCGAACACCATCCGGAATGCGTTATCGACCGCGCCCCAGCCGAAATAGAGCGGGAACCGGACGATAACGACGGGCTGCGCTCCGGGCAGTGTAAGCGAGCTGTTCGGCGCCGCGCCGTTCGCCGCCGGGCTGTATTCTCCCGGGAACTTGAAGAGACCCGAGGTGCGCCCCCCGGCGACGGGGTGCGGAATAGGAACCACAATGCCCATCAGTTCTGGCCTGCGGCCTCAATCGTGAGGGTCAGGATGTCCTGGGCAGCCGGCGTGACCGCATCCAGCACTTCGGCGATCGCGAAGATGTTCTGCGTGCCGGCCGAAGGCTCGACCGTCCAGACCACGCCCGCCACATCGTCCGGATAGCTGTAGCCCTTCACGAACGCGTCGCTGGTCTGGAACCCGTCGAACACGATTGTCACGGTACCGATCTTGCTGCTCTCCGTGACGACGGTCATGTTCGCGAGCGCGCCATTATCCCCGATCGTGGTGACGGTGGGCTGGTCCTTGAAGAAATGGAACTTCACCCGCTTCAAGGCCCAGTTGGCGCTGCCCTTCATCTTGGCTCGGATCCGGTTGATCAAGACCGTGCCGTTGTTCACCCGCGACACCGGCAGCGTGAAGATATTGGTCGCGTTGTTGGTGGTGACGGTGCCAAACATGTCGCCCGCAGCGTAAGCGGTCGTGTCGTTGGGGCGCGTCATCGGGACTGGGATCAGCGCGGCTTTTCCGACCACCTTCCCGATTACGTTTTCGCCGGCCGGCGTGGCGGCCTGTAGTGCGGCAAGGACGGCCAACAAGGTCGTCTGCGTAGCGGGGTCCGCGCTCAGTTTCGTGAGAATTGCCGCAACAGTCGTCTGGGTTGCCGGATCGGCGCTCAACTTCGTCAGCACCGCAGCGAGCGTGGTTTGGGTCGCAAAATCCTTTCCTGAGATCGTCGTCAGAAGGGCGATTTCGGAATCCTGCTTCGCCTCGGTCGCAGCACCGACCACCGGACCGCCACTGCTCTCGGCGTTGGTGATGAGCTTGCCTTCCTCATCGACCTTCAGCGTGGCGGCGTTGCCATCCGGATCCTCGACGGCGACTAAAACGCTGAGCGCATCCGCCGCAATGGCGGCGCCGAGCTTCTTCGCCGCGAGATGCGCCTCAATCGAAGCCGTGGTCATACCAGAACCCTCCATTTGCCGCCGAACGCGACGAGCACCATTTCGACATAGGCCAGCCCGACCGTGAGCTCGTCGGTGTAGCCGCCCTGCGGTGACCCGATCTGCATCCCATTGCCGTCGATCGTGAGCGTGTGAGCGCCGAACGATCCATCCAGGTTGCGGATCGTGATGGAATCGAGGTCGGTCGGGTCCTCGGGCAGATCGAGCCGAGCGGGCGCCGTCAGCGTGAACTCGAGCCGGTCGGCGGCCTGGGCCTCGAAGTCGCCAGTGACGACCTGCCACGCCGTGGTGCTGACCGAGCCCGTGAGTCCCGACGCATCGATCCCGTTTGCGGTACCGTCGGTCGCCAGCGCGACCCATTGCCCCGGCTCAATCGATTTAGAAGCCGACCCGCAGCGGATCGCGACCGGGTCGCTGTTCTCCGGGTCCGCGCCCCAGAACGCGGCGCGATCGACCGCCGGCACGGTGATCGCCGCATCCGGCCCGGTCACGCCGGTCACAAAGAACGCCTTGCCGTCCGTAAACTCCTTCGCCGAGAGCGTTCGATTCCCGGCTCCCATGCCGAGGATCATCGCCCGCGCCTTCAGCTTGGCGAAGATGCCGTTGAAAATTGCTGTCATGGATGCTCCCGAAGACCGCGCAGGGCGGTCAGGTCTTGATGATCTTGTTCATGATCATGGTCGGCTGCACGTTGTTGTGCGGCGTGCTGATCAAGCCGTTGCCGCCGTCGGTCGGGACCGAACCAGATAGGACGTGAGCAGCCCCGGTGGTGACGATCGGGCCGGAACCGACGGTGCCGGTGCCGGTGTTGTGGATGTGCGGCGGCAGTTCGGCCGCGACAAGCGTGTGCTGTTCCGCGCCGCCCGCCGCGCCCAGCAAATCACCATTCAGGCCGCCGGACTGGTTCGTCAGACGGTTTGCCGAAGTGCCGCCCATGTCGTCCTTGCCGGCCGTGACGCGACCGCGGAGGTCCGGCAGGTTGAACGTGGTCGAGCCATCGCCGACTCCGAACGTGGTTCCGATCACGGCGAAGAGCGCGGCATAGGTCGTGCGGCTGGCGGTATTGCCGTCGCACAGGAGGAAGCCGGTCGGGGGCACGGTGCCGGCGTAGTCGAGCACGGTTCCGGTCGGAATGGTGACCGCGGAGGCCAGAGGCGCACCGCTCGCCCGGTAGTATTTGACCCGCGCGACACCGCCGCCGCGATCCTCGACCTCAGCCAGGTCATCAACCGCCGTCACGATATTCGCGCCGGTCGGCAGGATGAGCGATGAACTGGCGACCAGCGTGCGGATCGTATTGAAATGCACCGTCGCCCGCCGGCCGGTCTTGGCGGTCGCGAAGGCGAACCCCGTGATGTTCGCGGTGCTGGTGATGAGATTGAAAGAGCCGCCTTCGCCGAGGCTGATCACGCCCGACGCGTTGACGTTGCCGCCATCCTCCCAGATGGCCGCGACGGAATCGGCCGTTGCGACGCGCGTCGTGTCAGTGCCGGTCAAGAGTTCGGTCGTGGTGAGAAGCTCCGACGCGCCGGCCGCCGAAGTCGTCGCGGCCGGCAAGGCCGATGCCGGAAATTGCATTGTATGCGCGGTCGGATTGACTGTGGCCAGCAGAACGCTTTGCGTGCCGTCGTAATAGAAGAGCTGCTCGACCGTGCCGCTGACCGAGTTCGCCCAGATCATGCCGGCGCTGGCGTAGGTCGGCTCGGTCGAGCCGCGGTGGTTGGATTCGACCGCGGCCATCCAGGCGTTGAGGCGGACGGCAAGCTCCGTTCCGTCCTCCTCGTCCGGATCAATCGCCAGCCAGTCGTATTGGCTCATCTCTGCCCCTTACGCGATGACAATGCCGCCGCCCTTCGCGATCCAGTCGAAGGTTCGCGCCACGCCGACATTGCTGGAATTGAAGAACTGGACCGTGAAGCCGGTCTCATCCTTGGCGGTGATCGTGTAGTAATCGCCGCTCGACATGCCCTGCCCCAGGATCGAGACCGCGGGGCCGATCCGGAACGCATTGGCATAGGTGATCGTGATGCCGGTATCGGGGCAGGCGACGTCGTTGTCCTGCTCGAGGCGATCCGCCATGTCGATCGAGACTTCGAGCCGCTGAACGACCGGCGTGATGTTGGGCGCAAGGCTGGTCAGCGTGAGGCGGAACTCAGGCTTTCTGAACGTATAGTCACCGATGAAGAGCGGGCCCCAATCGGTCCAGGTCGGAGATCCGCTCGGGTCGTCATTGGTTGTCCGGATCTCAAGCTGGACGGTGTACTGGCCCGGGGCTGAACCGCTCAGAGACGAGATCGACGAGAGCGGGACCCAGCCCGACATCACGTTCGCAGCGTTCCGGCCGAACACATCGATCAGTGCCGTTATCCGGCTCGAATAGACAGCACCGAGGTCGATCCCGGAAAAGAGATAGGTTCCTTCGGTCGCGGGGGCGTCGAGGTCGATCTGCAGCGTGTCGCTGATCACCACGAGATCGGTTTTCGTGCCCGCAAAGGTCGGCTGCTCGACCACGGCGTCCACGGCGTTGAAGCCGTTGATCGGCCCGAGATCGGCGACGGCCAGCTCGGCGTTCAGGCTTTCGAGGTTCCGGGTGTTGTAGGCCTTGATCATGTAGGTCCCGGACATCGCCGGTACCGTCGTCGTCGTGGCATAGACTCTCTCGACCAGCTCGGTCGCGTTCTCCCACATGGCGCCCGTGGTCAACGGTGTGAACCGCACCTTCATGTAGCTGAAATCGAGATCGGTGCTGGCAGGCCAGGTCAGCTGCGCCTGGTTGCCGATCAGCGCGATATCGAGGCCGGTCGGATCCAGCGGGCGCGGATAGGTGATGGCGCCGGTGAAGGTCTGCCAGGCGCTCTTTCGTCCCAGACCATCGATCGCGCGGACCCGCGCCTGCGTCGTGCCCTCGGTGATGTCCGGAATGTCGAGATTGACGCCGCTGGTCTTGCCCGTGATCGAGAACGTCGCATCGGCCGAGCGCTGCACCTGCGCTTCGAACAGGATCACGCGCGGATCGTCGGGCGGGGACCAGTGCAGCGTGCCGCCGGTCTTCACCTCTGCGCCGGCCTGATAGAGGTATGTGCTGATCGAGAGATCCCGCGGCGGCTGAATGGCGCCGGTTGGGATCGCGGAATAGCTCTGCGGCGCCAGGTTGTAGCCGTTTTCGATCCGATCGTACTTGGTCGGATCGTGCTGCAGCGCCGTGATGCCGAACAGGTTCTTGTCGGTCTCCGTGATGCCGAGCACCCGGAACGGCCGGGGTGCGGCGATCGAGGACGAGAGCGTCCAGACCGCGCCCGGGGCAGGCGCCTCGGGCAGATCGGCGTCGAGATCCAAAACGGCGGTCGTGCCGGCCGCGCTGGTGATGCCGCGGGTCGCCACCGCGCCATCGGCCAGGACGACGTTGATCTCGTAGGGCTCGCCGGCCGCGAGCGTCACGGCCTGATCGACGGTGATCTGTGAGACCGTTGCCGCGGCGACCCGGCCACCGCCGCGAAAGCCTTGGATGATCGGATCGGCGATGCCGACGATCCCACCCGGCGTCACGTCGGCCTGATCCCAGCTCGCCTGCCAGGTCGCGGTCTGGTTTTCGTGCTTCTCGGTATCGAGCGCCCAAAGGCCCATTCGGTGCGCCTGGCCGCGGCTCGTGCAGCCATAGGCTAGGATCTCGAGCGGGACCCAGCCGAGCTCGGCAACCAGGTCCGGGTCCTCGACCTGCTCGACCGCGGTGCGATAGCCGTCATCGGGGTCGTTCCAGGTGACCAGCGCCACGCTGTGCCGGGCGAGGTCCGATACGCCCTGGTAATCGAAGCTGCCGCCAATCACGTTGGAAGGCGTGACCAGCTTCTCCGGGTCTCGCGGCATGTCGGCCACCGGCACGACCGCGCCGGATCCCCAATAGATGAAGCCGCGGAAACACGACGCGATCGACCGCAGCACGTCGTAAGCGTCGGCCTTGTCGTTGATCACATAGTTGAACGTGTAGCGCGGCTCCGTCCCGCCCTTTCCGTCCGAGACCAGCGCGTCGCAATACTGCGCGATCGCGTAGAGCTCGAACTTGGTCAGGTCCACGAAGCCGACCGGCAAATGGTCGCCGCAGCCGTACCGCGGCTCGATCATGAGCCACCGGAGCCACCAGGTCGGGTTGTCGGTCGCCGCCCTCTTGAACGTGCCGTCCCAGATGCCGCCGCTCGTTCCGGGGCCCGAGGTCGCGTATTCCCGGGTCACCGGGTCATAGTTCGCCGGCACATCGATCAGCGCGCCGATCACTTCATAGGCGCGGTCCGGGATGTCGCCGCCGAACTCCTGCGCATCGACCTCGATGCCCATGAGCGCGGTGTTCGGATAGGAGAGCTTGGCGTCGATGATCTCCGTGTAGGTTGACCACCAGGTGTCGTTCTCGGTCTTGCTGTCCAGGCTGTCGTCGCTGATGCGCCGGCAGCGGATCGTCCATGGCGCGCCGCCGGCCGGAAGTCCGATCCGATACTGGAACTCGCACGGACTGCCGAACTTCTCGGTCAGCTTCTCATGCGCGACTTCTGTGAAGGAGCCGCCGTCCGGCTGCAGGTCGATCGCATATTCGAGCGTCGTGCTGGTGACGCCGCCGTTGCTGGTGATGACGAAGAGGCGCGGCACGCGGATCTTGACCACGACCGCGTCCAGCGCCGAATTGTCGATCGCGCGCGTGACCGGCGAGGCCAGCTTGAACTGGGTGTTGACCAGCTGCTCGGAATCGACATCCGTGAATCCCGAGATGTGTTCCTGGTCGGAAGTGCCGGTGCGTTCGGTGAGATTGAAGCCCTTGAAGTTCCGCGTCCCGTCCGCGTTCTCGACCACGGTGCGGTCGATGAAGACGGATTTGAGCCCGTCGATCAGCCCGCCGATCTCGCCTTCGCCGATCCCGTCGATGATGCGCGCGGTCGAGCGCGATGCGAGCGTGTCCGGGACTTCCGAGCCGGACGGGCCACCTCCGCCCCCGCCGCCCTTGGACTTGCCGCCGCCCTTGCGGCCGACAATGGCCGGGCCCCTGCGGCCAGTGATCGGCGCGTTCATGCGTCGTCCGGCTTGAAGCGTTCGGTGAAGATGCCGGCCGAAATCACGAACGAGCCGACGCGCACCTTGCGGCCGCAGATCACCGGGATCGTGGCGCCTTGGGCGACGGTGTTGACCGGACCGTCGAACAGAAACGACGGATGCGATTGGCCGGCGTTCTCTCGGTTGCTATAGCCCTTGACCTGCGGCGTCTTCGTCAGAAGCATCGAGACGCCGGCAAGGGCAATGCCGATACCCAGCATGGCGATCGAGCCGAACGAGACACCGATCGCCGAAGTCGCGCCGAGTGCGGCGGCGGCGCCGACCAGTGATGTGCCGCCGGATGGAATCGCCAGGATCACAGCGGCGATGGCGATCGCGACGCCCGCGACGATCTTACCGATGCCCTTGCCCTTGCCCGCGCGGCCCTGGGCGATCGGCACGAGGTGCAGGTCCTCGATGTTGCCGAGCTGCAGGCAGAGCTCTTCCTCGCCGATCTGGACGTTCAGCGGGCCGCGGCACTTGATGACCTTCCAGAGGCCGCGCCGCAGGAAATGCTCGAAGCCTTCCTTCTGGAACAGGGCGCGCGCGGCCTGCGCCGGGCTCTCGACAGCCAAGCGGAACGGCCCGCCGAACCGCTTCTTAGCGGCGCCGTGAAGGTGGATCGTCCGAAGCATTGAAGCGCCCCAAATGAAACGGGCGCCCGCAAGGCGCCCGATTGAGACAGACAGATTTTAGAAAGCGCCTATGGCGCCATGCACTCCGCGATCACGTCGTATTTCACGAACGGAACACCGAAGGCATTGGTCGTGGCCTCTGGCCGGTACATCACGAATTTCGACGGGCCGCCGCAGGCTTCGTCCATCTTCTTCTGCACCCAGGCCTGCGCCTCGGGCAAAGATGACGTGTAGCGGACATAACCGGTCATCGAGTAGCCGCGGCCGCCATCCGCCATCACGGCCGGCTGCGGAAAGTCCATCGGCGACATGCTGCAGCCGGCGAGGATCGCCACACCGGGCAGAGCAAGGAACGCGAGCAAACGTCTGAACATGGTCCTGATCTGGCGGCGGGACGGACCGATTGTCAACCCTGCAGCGCCAGCGTGTCCGTCATGTCGCGGTGCACAACCCATTGCAACGGCGCATTCGTCGCCCTCGCCAGGATGCCGATCGGCTGCCTCTGCGCGAGCCGGGTCGGGTCGATCGGCTTGCGGGTCGTTCGGTGGTGCAGAATGAGCCCGTTCCCGAGGTAAACGCCGCCGTGGTTCGGGGTGTAGACCGGCTCTCCGGTCTCGTCCCGGCCGATGCAGGCGAAGAACACGGCGCCGGGCCGCGGCGCATCGATCGACCTGCAACCCATTTCCTCGAAATGCGCCCGGTACAGGTCTTTCGCGGGCGCGCCCTCCCGTGGCACCCACCACTCCCAGTCCCGCGGCCATTCCGGATGCACGATGCCGCGCGCAGCGTGCCAGTCGAGGATCGCCGAGAAGCAGTCCTGCACGCCGTGGATGAAACCGCGGCCCATGCCGTTCTCGCCGATCAGCGGCTGCTTTGGCGCGTCCGCACCGAACCAGGTCAAGGTGGAGGCGATGATCGGCGCGCCTTCCTTGACGCCCGGATCCTTGCCGACAGCCAGGATACCCCAGGGGAGCGCCATCGCCTGCTGCTGCTCCATGTCCGCCGCGGTCGGCACGGGCCAATAATCCGGGTGGCTGTGGATCACGGCCTGCAACCGGTCGCCCAACCCGACGATCAGCTGCTCATCGAAGCTGAAGGCCTCGCCCGCGGCCGGTGATCCGGTCAGCTGGTTCTCGACCGGCACATAGACGCCGTCCACCACGAGGCCGCAGCTCTCCTCTGGATAGACCTGCAGCGCGTGCGCCTGCGCGGCATCGGAAACGGCGCGGTCAAACATCGGCCGGCTGGCTCCAGCGGACCTTGAGGGCTGATTTCTCGATGCCGTAGGGGTCCTTTGGGGATCCCGCCGCATATAGAAAGACGTCGTTGCTCAAGCCCTTCCTGTACCGATATGGCAATTCCGGCTCGCACGTCAGAAGGCGACACAGCATTTGCTTCAGACGCTTCAGCATATTCGCTCTCCTCAATGCACCCGGCCCGCCGCCGGGAAGCCGCCATAGGGCAGAACTGCGGTCTGCCCGAACCGCGCCCGGCACCCGCTCAGCTGCTTTGAGCAGCGATCCGACGCGGCGTCGCAGGGCTGGTCGAAGACGTCGAACGAGGCCGAGCCGGTGTAGGGGCACGCCGCGGTGGTTGGGTCGTAGATGAACGAGCCTGGGTTGTCGGGATCTGGCCGCCGATACCGCCACTGGCAGGTCCGCGTCATCTGCCGCTTCGGGATCCGCACGTTCTCGAGATCGACCGCGGCGCGCAGCTCCCACTCGACGAACACTTTGTTCTGCGACGACTTGCGCGAGACGATGTAAACGTCCGGCGCAAAGATCTGTGTCGCGTTCGGCGTCGCACCGCTGTCCAGGAAGCAATCGAAAGTGCGGATCCGCCGCAGCTGCGCGCCGATCAAGTCACCGTATTGCTGGAGCAGCGCCGAAGCCGCATTGCCGCCGTTGGCGATCTTCATCTTCGGCCGCGCCGGCGCCGCCTCGCTCGACTTCTCGAACCCCTCAGCCGTGATCGGCGCCGCCGGTACCGCGTATTCCTGGCCGCCGAGCGACGGATTTGAGCCGTCGGGCAGCGGCGAGGTCGCAAAGTAGAGCGTGCCGGCGCCCCATTTGGATAGGTCGAGCTCGAAGAGCGTGACCAGCGCCCCCGGGGCTGAGTCCTGGGCGATGCTTTCGATCGTGTCGGCCATGGTGCGGTCAGTCGCCCGGGTCGAAGACTTGCTTGAATTTCGCTGTCATGGCCCGCGTCATCCCGGAGTCGAACGCCTTGGTCCACTGGGAACAGATGAACTTCTTTGGGGCTGCATCGTCCGGCTGAGTGTAGAAGAACGGTTTGTGCCCGCCGCGCTCAGAGAAGAACGACCGCATTTCCTCGAACTCGGCCGGCGTGCACAGCGCCCAAACCCAGGTCGCTTCGTCTTGCTGGGCGTTCAGCCCGTCTTGCGTCCGCTGGCTGTAACCGTCGCCGAAACTCGCCTCCAAGACGCGCGGCGTGACGTCCACGGTGGACTGCGGACTTGGCTCGAACGGCGGCACGAAGGTCGGTGTGGTCATCCGACCGAGACCGACGGATTGAGGAGGTTCCCCTTACGCAGGTTTTCCCGCGTCTGGTCGTTGATCGCCTGCTTCAAAGCCTGCTTCACCGCTGCGGATGCCTGGGAGGCAAGATCCGCGTTCTGTTCCTTGGAGCCGCCGCTCGCGTTCAGGGTCACATTTGAGACGATCGTGACAGGCCCCGATCCACCGCCGTTCGGAACCACTGTCCCGGAGACGTTCGGATAGAAGCGCTCCGGCCCCTTCTCCCCGACCTCGATATAGCCACCATTGGCCGCGTGCCCGAGGAGCCCGGTCACTGCGTTGACGCTGCCCAGCGCTCCCGCACTGAATCCGCCAAGGCTGAACAGATTGAAGATCGACGGAAGATTGTCGTTGCCGGCAATCCAGTTCTTCAGCGGATTCAGCAGCGCCAACTTGATAAATTCCTGCTCGATCTCCGAGACAACCGCCCGCGCCACATCGGCAAGGCTCGCCATCGAAACCTCGCCCGTGGCCATGGCCTGGGTGATCGACGATCCGATCCGATCGAACGCCTGGTCGAAGAACTGTGGCAACTCCTGCGCGATGTTGCGCTGGCGCGCGAGCTGCTGGTTCAGCAACGCGATCGCGTCGGCATTGGCGATATACTTCTGTGCATTGACGTCGAGGCCGGCGCCGATCTGGGTGTGAACCTCCTGCTGCGCCTTAAGATGCGCCAGGGCTAGCTGCGCGTCGTTGTCGTTCGCCGATCCAAGTTCGAGCTCCTTCTCCATCAAGGCGATTTGCGCCGCCTGCGTCTGCAGCCCGTTTTGGAACCACTGTTGCCGCTGCTGGACGCCGCGGGTCCCTTGCTCGATCAGCTGGTCGATCTCTTGCTGAAATGCTTTGTCGGCGGCCTGGTGCGTCCGCTCCTCGTCGATCATCTTCAGCAGCTCGCGCGCGCGGGCGAGATCGGCTTCGCTCGGCACTTTCCCCGCGAAAAGGTCGGCGGCGCGCACATCCAGGCTCGCCCGGGTCAGATCGTCATACTGCTTCTGCAGCCCGGCAAGCGCGCCTGCCACAGCCTTGGCGTTCTCGGCCGATTTTCGCTGCGCGTCCTCGGCCGCCTTGTTGGCTTCCGCCTGGGCAACCTGCTTCTCGGCGAGGTCGGTCAGGGTCGCGAGCAGATCCTTGTTCGCCCCCGCACGCGCAATATTGAGGTCCGCTAGGGCACGATCGACGATCTTGTCGGCTTCGCGCTCCTGCTTGTTGAGCCGCAACACGCGGAGCTGCTCTTCCATCGCATCGGTAACTGCCCGAATGCTCTTGGCCGAGCTCGCACTGCCGGTGACGGTGTCTATCCCGGCGCGAGCGAACGAGTCCGAAAACTGTCCTGCCGCCTGCTTTGCGGTCTGCAGATCGGCCTCCAGCTTGACATAGTAATCATGCACCGGGCCGTAATCCGGGTTCGCGACCACGCCTTCCGGATTGTTCGGGTCCGTGACCGTTTTCGGCGTGCGGGAAAGAGCGGCTTTCGCGGCGTCGTACGATTTCTGAACTTGCTCCAGGTCATAGTTGAGCTCGGCCTGGATGCTGGCGCGATTCCGCTTCGTGTTGCCCTCGATCTCCTTCTGGAGTTTGTCCATCTCCTTCAGGACTTCGACCAGCTTCTCGTGCGACGCCGTCGCTGTGTCGGCGCTTGCAGCCCAACTCCACATGAGCGGGACCAGCGCGCCGAGGGTCGCAGCAGCCGCGCCGAGGACCGCGCCCCACGGGCCGAACATGCTGACCAGCTGGGTGCCCTGCTGGATCAGCGGCCGGAGCACGCCTGAGCCGCTTGCGACCTGAACCGCGAAGTCGCCGACCTGGAACCCGGCTTGCTGGATCGCGCTTCCAAGCGTGTTGAAGCCAGCCACGCCGCCGCGAGCTGCATTGTTCGCCGCCACGATGTGCCGTTGCATCAAGGCTGTCGCCTCGGCCTGGCTCGCGACCCCGAGCTCGACGGCACGGTTCAGCTGCAGCTGCGTCTGCGCCAGGCGCTGGTTGGCGGCATAGACGGGATCGACAGCCGCCTTCAGGCGCTCAAAGCTCCGGCCGGCCGTTTCGATCGCCCGCCCGGTTCGTGCAGTGACCTCGCCCGCAGCGCCTTCGGCATCGGCCATGCGCTTCATGGCGGACGAGATCCGATCGGCAGCAGCCGATGCTTGGTCGCGGATCGTGACTTCGGAGATCAAGGCTTCGCTGGCAACCACGGCGCTATCTCCTGTCCAGCATCTTCAGATGCTCCGCGTCGATTGCCGTGATGAGGTCGAGGAAAAGCTTGAACCGGTCACCGCGTCCGTAGCCGAAACGATCCGCCGCGACACAGATCTCGCTGAGAGCGAGGGGCTCGGCTAATCGCACCACACCCGTGGGGAGGGCGATGACGCGCCAGGAACGGCGGATCGCCAGCGTCCAATAGGCATTCCAGACCGGACCCAGCTCTTCCCACGGTTCGGATGGCTCCGCAGCAGCCGGAACAGGGTCGCCCCGCTCCCGCGCGGCTTCAGCGATGCGCTCCGAGAACTGCCCGACCGTGACCCGATCGGTCAGGCAGTCGATCAGTTTTTTTCGGCGCCCTCGGCGTCTTCGGCGATGTTCTCGCCGACCCGGTTCGCGGCGTAGAGGCACGCGGCGCGAAACGTCCGGAAACGCGGGTCGCAAATCATCTCTTTCGCTCGCTCGACCGTCACAGGCTCGCCCTTTTCGGTGAAGTTTGCGACCTCCAGGATGCCCGCTTCGACCAGGCACGCGTTCTGGATTCGCTCCAGCGATGCCGCGGTTAGGGCGCTGCGGCGTTCGGACCGCGGGGTCTTGCCGAGCTCGCGCTGCCAGACCTTATTCCAATCCGCATTCCCGGCGCCGCGCGTCTTGATGCGAAGATCGCCGCAGTCGGGAATATTGTCGATCCACTCGCCCGCCTCGATCGCGGCCGGGTCAACGATGAAGTCGTTCGCATCCATGAGGTCGATTACTCCATATAAGGAAAACGGTGTATCGCGACTGTGTAGCCCAGCGTCTCATGCATGATCGCCTGAGCCTGCGCCGGCGCCATCACGTCGCGGTTCTTGCCTTCGACCGGTGGCGTACCCTTCGCATACTTCATGCGAGGGAAGTCGAAGAGGTAGCCGCGGTTGTTCTCGTCCGGACGCTTGATCGGCAACATGAACGAGGACGCCTCGTTGTTGACCAGCTTGTCGTAGATCGCCTTGTTGCCGAAGTAGGTGTTGAGGTCGATCCGGACATCGATTTCGCCCATGCCGAGCCCGATGCAGCCGAGCGTGCCGATCGCCGGCTTCCGACGGAGGTTCGCCTTGATCGTGATCTTGGCCGACATGACATAGTTCGGGCTTCCGAGCGGCGCATCGTCCTCGAGCAGCTGGCCGACATTCGCGGACGTGTTGAGGATGGCGCCGATGGGCACAGCGATATCGGTGACACCGGACGCGCGGACATTGGTGACCAGCGTGTCATTGCCGAGATAGGTCTTCTCGACCGTGACCTTGGCCTTGGATTCCAGATTGATCACGACCTGGTCGAGGCCATGGCCGCGGAAATACTCATAGGTGACCGGGCTGTGGTCGAGGAAGCGGCGCTCGAACGTGAAAGTCGTGAGCGTGGTCCCGTTGCGGACATAGTCGCCGAAGAAGACCTTGACCGAGACGCCGGTTCCGGCGTCGTCGGCCCAGTTCGCGGGCACGATATCGAACGACAGGGTGTGGGCCGCGATCGCCGAGATGCGGCAGAAATCGTTGTTCCCCGCGGCGATTCCGAAGTTGCTCGGTTTCACCCATTCGCCGACGGTGAGGCCGAGGGTGGTGAAGTCGAGCAGGGTCGAGCTGATGGTCTTCGCCGTGCCATTGGCGACGAGATCGCCGGAAGCGCCCTGGAAGCCGACTGCCTGCAGCTTGGCGCCGGCGGGCGGCGCGGCCTCGTCGGTCAGGCCGGGAGAGGATGGCGCAACGACGGCAGTTCCGCTCGATCCGGACTGGGCGCGAAAGGGGGTCGCGGAATTGTTGTCGCTGTTCGTGAAGCCGCTCGCGACGACCAGGTGCCCCGCCGCGAAATCCGCGCCGGTGTCCGTCACGGTGTAGGTATCGGACGAGGCGGTCACCTGCGTGATCACGCTGTCCGACGTCGGATTGACGCGCTGCGGTTTCAGGACCCAGGCCGAGCGCAGCACCGCCTCAAGGTCTTCGTCATGGACGCCGTATGAGAATTCGTCGGAGACCGGGCCGCCGGCATTGACGCCGACCAGGATGAGGTCGGTGATTTGGCCGTCGGAGCGGATCCGATCAGAGGTCACCGTGTCCGGATCGAACACGAGGCCGCACGACGTGAACGGCACGGCCTGCAGGGCCGGCGAAGTCGGCACGACGCTGAAGGTCTGCTCTTTGACGCGCGCCAAGGCAACGCGGTTGGTGTCGCTCATTGTCGCTGGGCCTCCTTAGCCGATGCGATCGAACTGGTAGGGCGTGCCGAAGGACATGCCGTAGTAGTTGCCGTTGGGGCTGGTATCTTCGGCTGCTGGGAACGGCGCCAGAAAATCGACGCCGCCGATCTGCTTGCCGCGGAACAGCGCCGCGGCAGCATCGACGATCGCCCGGGCGGCACCTTCGCAGCCCGCGGACCGCGGAACCGCGACATGCAGCATGAAGACGGCAAAGTCGCGATATCGATTGCCGCCAGGGATGCCGAGCGAGATCTGCTCGGCCGTTCCGCCCGGGAATTCGAGCCGCACGAACTGCGATCCGTCTTCGGGCGCCTCTCGGGATTCGCCCGCGGTGAACAGCGTGATACCGCCGAGCCCGCTGATCAAAGTCTGCTCGATCACGTCCTGTGGCGTGCTCATGCCGGCCCCGCTATTTCAGGCTGAGGCGAATCGTCGGATAGCGCATGGCCCGGCTGCGCTCCTTGTGGCTGGCATGCGCCAGCGACCCGCCGCTGCGGGCACGCCCGACTTCATAGCCGGGGTATGATTCGTAGCTGAACCGCACGTCCAGGATCTTTCCGTAGCGCTGCTTCAGCGTTCCGGCCGCGACCTCGAAGATGCCGTTCGGCGCCTGCTGCGACCAACCCCGTTCCAACCTCCGGGCGTAGGGCAAAAGGTTGGTGATCTGGATCTCATCCGTCGCGGCGAGCCGAATGGCGCGCCCCAACACACCGGCGTCCTGCTGCGCCCCGTTGACCAGCAGCCGGAAGCTGCGCTGAAACTGCCCCGACCGCACCGGCGAGATCTGCGCCAGGACGGTGAATGCATCGTCGATCGCCCCCTCCAACGAGACCGAGCCGACGTCGAACAGGTAGACGATCACCCCGCCCGGCTTCACCGTCTCGATCGCAGCGCCGCGGCGTCCGTCTACGATCGTCTCATGCTCGACCGGATGGCCCAGAACCTCGGTGTTCTGCCGCTCAGCATCAGCGAAGGTCCGCCGCGCCAAACCGATCAGCGCTTGCCGGCGCATCTCGCCGACCTTGTCGGTGAAAAGCTCGACCGACCGCCCGAACGCCGTGCGACCGGCCATCAGCCGCGCGCCTGGATCTCATAGGCGATCAGCGTCTCCCCGACCCGCCGCGTTTCGCGATCGACGGCCTCGACCGAGACGAGTTTTGTGCCCAGCGTCGCCTGGTCGCCCTTCCGCGGCTCCCATCCAGCGGTCTCGAAATCTTCAGCCAGCGCGATCACCTTCACATCGCCCTGGACGATGCCGCCACCCAGTTCCTGTGCGTCATAGCCGGAAGAGCGACACCGGACAGCTGCATCGGCCACGGAGCCATCCGGACGCTTAAACGCGACCACGCGGCCATACTTCGCGATCGCATCGCGGTAGCTTTGCAGGGCGTCCGTGGCGTTCACGTCAGCCGGCCACGATATTCCGATATCGGTCGAGCAGCCGCTCGCTCTCGATCGGCAGTCCGCTGTCCCCCTGGCCGGGATCGGTGCCGACCCAGTATTGCTCCTCGAGCACATTGGGAACGACGGTCGACTTCACCATCGGATCGCGGCCACGCCCCTGGGCCCGCGCCACGCAAGCGATAACCGCCGCCTTCTCGATATCCGCTGGTAGTGACCCCGCCGCGCCGGCCGTATAGCCGTCACTTCCCGGCAGCTTGAATCCCGCCTGGTAGACTACCGTGATCTTCGACGCCGCCCAGCAGATCCGGCTGTCGTTCGAAAGCCGGAACAACTGGCCGGCGCCGGGATCGAGTTCGTAGCTGCTCGCGGCGAGCAAGACTCCGGCCTCGGTCACCGAGGTGATCCCGACGACGGGATAGCGCGCCAGATTGATCGCGGGCCGGCCCCGGTCCAGCCGGTACTGCTCGGAGACGGTCGCCAGCGCAAGTTCGCGATTGAGATATCCGGCGATGGCGCTGCTGACCGCGCCAATGTCGGTAAAGAACAGAGAATTGTCATCGGTCTCGACCCCGAGATCCGCCTTGACCGCATCAGGCGTCGTCAGATG